TTGAGCCGCATAATTTCCATCATCTAGAGCGATGATGTGTGCACACTTATGTTCGTGTGGGATCTCTGAATGATCAGTATCTAGTATATTAGCATCTGGATGTGCCCAGTCAATAGTAAAAAGATACGCGCCGTGATGCCACTTTTTATCTTTACCAATATATTTTCCTGAAGCTGCGCTTAATATAGCCCAATGAGTAACAGCAGGATGATAACTAAAAGAATTCCAAAGCTCAAGTTCATCCAATCTTCTTTTTGGTACGTCTTCGACTTTGAAACCACGTTGGATAAATGCACTAATAGGCAGGCGATAAAAGATTGCGCCATTTTCCATAAGTGCGTGCCATAAGATAGCCCTTCCACCCATAGATGTGATACCAAAGATAATGCAGTCTTCAACTTCTCCGTGATGTTTTTTAAAATCATATAAATATTCCCTTCGTATTTGTGCATAAGTTGGAGGTATGTTGGCATTAAGATAAGCCATTACTTAATTTCACCCCAGTTAGCACCTGATTCGTAGTCAACTTTATTAGGTACTTTTAATTCTACAGCTGACTCCATTATTTCAATTATTTGTTCGGCTTTAGCATTAGATTCAACAGAGATATCTACCTCATCGTGAATTTGTATGTGAGGTATTATACCATTTTCATACAATGCTACCATACTTTTCTTTGTCATATCTGCTGCTGATCCTTGTATTAATTTATTCAAAGCTTTGTAAGTAAATGCACGTTTTAAAGGTTCATCATATTCTTTTCTTGCTAACTCCAAAGGTAATGGTTTAAATACACCAAATTGTACTGGCTGCCAAAGATCAAAGTGACACGCACGTCCTCCTAAAGTTCTAATCTTACCTCTATCATTTGCCTTACGAGATACATTATCCATCAGTTGTTTTACAAATGGAGCCTTCGCGTGATATTGTTTAATTAATTTTTCAGCAGACTCTTTCATCAAACCTAGTTCTGCCATCAATTTATTTTTACCCATACCATACATTAAACCAAGGTTAATAGTTTTTGCTTGCTTACGTTCTATGCCTGCCATATCTGCAACAACCTGGTGGAAGTCTGCGTCGCCTGCGTTGTATGCATCTACAATTTCATCAACACCGGATAAGTTTTGTAACTTTGCATAGTGTACTAAAATTCTAGGCTCTTGTTGTGAATAGTCAAATGAACCCCAAGTAGTTTTTTCTTCTGGAATAAATATAGATCTAATCATCGGTCCGAGTTCCGGATGCCTCGCTGGAATCTGCTGTAAGTTTGGATTGCTCATAGAGAATCTACCTGTCACCGTTCCGCCTTGATCTGATCGTATTTGATTTATGTCTGCGTGTATTCTACCATCAACTGAGTGTTTAGTAATTGAATCTATAAATGTAGTGTGAGCTTTATTTATCTCTCTTGCATCTGCAATTAGTTTTGGTAATTCGTGTGGATGATTTTGTAAAAAGTTTTTAGTAAAGCTAGGTTGATTACTTTTTTCTGTCCTGTCATAAGGAAGTTTTAAATTGTCAAAAGCTTTTGCGATACTTCTAGCTGCGTGTATTTCTACGTTAACTCCTGTTAACTCTTTGATTTTACTAACGATTTTAGACTCACGTTGCATAAGATTTTTTTTGATTTTAGCCGCTTTCTCTAAATCAACTCTTACACCTTTGAATCTCATATCAACTAGACAAGGAAATAATTTAGTTTCTAGATTAAATACATCCCATAGTTCTTGAGTATAAAGTTCAGTCTCTAATCTTTTCCAAAGTTTTAAGGTGGCTTCAGCATCACGTTCAGCGTACTGGCCTACAAATAATGCAGGCAATCTCCACATATCTTTTTTAGCATCAAGTCCATATTCTTTTGCTGCTGCTTGTAAGATAGATTCATCTTTACCCATACCTACATAAAATTTTGCTAGTGTGTTTAATGCATAAGACATTCTATTCTCATCTATCAAAGACGCTGCTATCATTGTGTCAACTATCTTACCCTTAACAATAACACCCGCTGATCTTAACCAACAAACATCGTACATTGCATTGTGAAATATAAAAGTAGTGTCAGCCTGACTACAAATATCTTTTATCCAGTTTAAAACTAAATTTCTGTCCATATTACCACCAGACTCGTGGTGGATAGGAAAGTACCCTGACCAGCCTTCTACGGCCACCGCAACGCCAGCAATGTGTCCTCTACCAGTTACATTACCTGACCCTAGTGTGGTTAAATGGGGATCATTAGTCTCTAAATCTATTGCTATTTCTTTATGTCCTTGAAGATCTTTTAACTCTTCTGGCATAACCCACTCCGTTTCTGGAGTAAACAAAGGTATCTGTGTGCTTCTCACGAATAATCCCTCTCAAGTATCATTTCTAAATAATGTATTGCCTTCTTCACATCTTCCTCTTTTCCTTTTGTAGAGTGCCTACATATATATTTTATAGCGTTGCCCTCCGCAAAAAGCAACTTGTTTTCATTTATAAATTCTGCAGGTTGTATCTTCATATTCTTATAATGTTTACCACCCACCTGTTTACCTAGTGAGTCGTATCCTGCTTTTTTAAGTAGTTCGCTATTTGTCATTTTTTTTCTCCTCATAATCTTTATATTCTTTTAATGTTTGTTCACTTGGATAATATACCTCAACAAAGCTATGACAGTTAGGACAAGATAAATTTGTGACTATACTATAAGTATCATTTTCTTCTTCGATGTCGTGATCTCCACCCCAAATTAATTCTTTGTTACAGTGCCAACAATTCATTAAACTTCTCCATTTTCTTCTGGTATAAATAAACTTCGAATCTGTTCTTTTATAACTTCTACCTGCATATCGTGGTAATCTATACTAAGACTACAATGATGTTGTATATCTTCAAAACTTTTTCCAAGTTCAATCCAATTTAAAATCTCATTTAAAATTTCAATTTTGGCTCTGTGTCTACCTTTCATTTTCTCTAATCTTGCTCTTTTTCTAGCAGCTGGTTCTTCGGTCATAATATATAAGCTCGATTAAAATCTCTTGGGTCCAAGACGTGCAATTCACGCTTCGCTCTCGTCGCTCCAGTATAAAATAATCTATGTAGTTCATCTGGATCATAACTAAATGTTTCAAGCGCTGCGTTCGTTAAGTCTTGCATCAATAAAACTTTATCAGCTTCTCCTCCTTTCGCTCCGTGTATAGTTGACATTATTATTCGAGGATTTTTATTTAGTGTTTCTCCATTCGCCCTCATATTACGAATGTAGTTTTCAGTTATGGTATCTAATCCTTCAAAAGATTCATACCAAACTTTATCTATGACAAGACCGTGTTTATCTTTACAGTCTTGTAGTGTATACTTTTCATCAGAATGTAGAGTCTTACCTTTTTGAAATCCAGGTAATACATTTGATCCAAGATACTCATAAATATTTTTAATTTCTAAATGATTTAAAAGTTCACCCTTACGCCAGTGCTCCCAATTATTTAATGCAAGCAATAATTTTAAAGGTACAGAGTTCATTCCTTTAAATTGAAAATACCATCCTTGCAATTCACATAAATCTTTTGCATCATCTAAAAAATGATTAGCTGAAGATAATACTAACCAGTTACCTTCACTCATATCTACTTGTGTAATATCAGAATATCTTTTTAAGATACCTTCTTCTTCTCTTGGTTTATATTTTTTATCAAATCTATTTTGTACTTGACCAATTATTCTTTGTGACAATTCGTGTATGGGTCCACCAGGTATACGATAAGATTGATCCAATACTTTAATATCATTTACTTCTTCTTTTAAAGCTATGAAGTGATCCACATCTGCACCGGCCCATTTAAATATAGCTTGGTCATCATCACCTGCTATGTAAGTTTTTTCTGCATTGGCCCAAAGTTTTCTAACCATCTCCCATTGTATTAAAGATAGATCTTGTGCCTCATCAATAAACAATACTTTAAAACTATTGGTAGATTCTTTTTCAATATAATCTAACAACAAATCATTAAAGTCTTTTAGTCCTTTTTCTTTTTTAAATCTTTTAAGTTCTTCTGCCAATAAAAATAATGTGTTACGTTCAATGTCTAGTATGTTTTGTCTTGAATCATAGTATTCTAATAGATCTATTCTCTTAACTGCAGCTGTGTTTATGATTGTTAAATATTCATTGTCTGAATTAAATGTACCATCACTATCAGAAAACTTTGCAATCTTAATGGGTATGCCACATTTTTCTCCAAACTCTTTGTAGTCATCTCGACCCATCATTTTTTCTTTGGTCATACCTAATTGATTAAATGCATAAGAATGAAGTGTTCTAAAATTACTTAAATCATTCTCAATATCTAGATTAAATTTGTCCGCAGCTCTAGTTGCCGCCTCTGTCGCGGCTTTTTTAGTAAACGAAAAGTACCCAATTTGTTTAGGTCTTATTCCTTGCTGTATAAATTCGTCCACTAGATTCAGCAGTGTTGTTGTCTTGCCCGTTCCAGGTGGTCCTAGTATTATTGTTTTCATATTTTTTTATCTTTCTTTCTAGTATGTTATTTTTAAGTTTAAGTTTTTCATTTTCTTTTTGTAACTGTTCTATCTTTAAACGAAATCGTAAATGCCAATTAACTCCTACATCCTTATCAAACATTAAAAATGTTCTTCTTGATAAGGTAGTTTAGAAGTAGAAGCTTCTACTTGTTTCATTGTTTTAATTTTAATTAATCTTGGTTGTTGTTTCTTAACTCTAACTCTTTCTTCTTCTACAAATACATCTAATTGTTTTAACAGATTACCTGTTTGAGTTTTGTCCTTCTCCCAATGATTTCTTTTACAAAAATTAAAAAAGTCTTCCATTCTAAAGTATGTAAAACCATCTTCAGTAAAAGGAAGTTTGTTAAATATATCATCTATAGTTCTTGCATTCTGTCTATTGGTAGTCCAATCTTGAAGTAGTCCAGTTAATTCATTAACAGGATTCAAAGACTCTAATGGTTCTACTTCTTGTAAACCCGTCATCATAGGTTTTAAAAAATGTTGTTTCCAATCTTTTGGTTTTGGTACAGGTACTACTAGGTTAGCTTGATCTAAACACGCTAGTGCAAACATACCAGGATTATAAAGTTGTTCTGATTTTAATTCTATTCTAGTTTTATCTACATCTAAAAACCATTGTGGTGGTGTGGATGCATACTTAGTTAAAGTTCCAATCACTGGCATTTCTTCTTCACCAAAACCTACACCAAATCTCTTTGTTCTACATAAACCAGATTGACATACAGAATTTATAGGTGCATCTTTACATCTATACTTGTCATAACCTTTTCTATTTACAGATTTAATTAATTGTTGGACCTCACTATTACTTAATGGTGGTTCCATATATTTTAAATTTGCTTCTACAATTTTATCTTCCCACGCATCGGGTGCAGATTGTTTATAATAAACTGCAATATTAAATAATGCATTGTTCCTTGAGCCCTCCCCAAAACCAATTGAAGCTAACTTATTTAAGCAAGGAGGGCCACTAGGAAATGCTTCTTCTATTTTTTTCTCTTCTGTTTTGATCGCTTCGACTTCTTCTTTACTACAGCTGTAAACATCATAGAGCTTATAAAATTCCTCAAGTGTACAACCGGCGCCAGTATCGTTGATAGCATATCGTAGTCCTTTCATTTGATTGTGGTAAGGTAAGTTTAAAAAGTTTCCAGTGTCACCACGTTCCACTAAAATTTCTGTTTGTTTAGGAAATATTTCAGAGCCTTCATAACCAAGTATGATAGACATTTGTTTTAATTTTGATTGCATCAATGATGCAGGAATGTTTTCTCGTGTGAATAAAAATACGTGTGCGCCGCCAGATTTACTACGGCAAAGAATTACTGGGAGTTTAAGATCCCGAATACTTTTAATGAGGCTAGTGTGATCAAGGTTATATTCGTCAATATCAATACACCCCCACCTGCAATCATTATTTTCTGTGATAGGGATAATCCCAAGGGCTGCTCCTTTTCCTTCAAGATGATTGGTCCAAAGTTCGTCGGTGACGTCTTTACGAACAATAAAGGCTTTACCTTGTTGTTTACCGTTCTCTCCTCTGTCACCGGGTTGGTATTGTCCATATGCTATTGTTAATCCGCTAAAAATTTGTTTGAATTTATCCATATATTACTTTCTTCCTTCTTTGTAAAGGGGATCTTGCGATCCCCTTAAACTAAATTTAGTACGGAGTACTATCTTTAGGTTTCTCTTCAACATCAGCTTTTGTTTGCACGCTTCCTTTTGAGGCAGTCCCACTAAAATCTTTAGCCGTAAGGTATAAAGACTTATCTTCCTGTCCCATAATTCTGTCTTGTGCTACAGACCATCCATACCAAGAACCTTTGTCGTTCTTTTGTAATACAGATTGTAAGTTATACACAACTCCATGCATTGGAGGGATAGCCATTCCACCTTTTCCATCAGATATTTGTATGGTTTTCATCATAGAATTCCATTTTTTACTAACGTTAAGCTGCGTC